AGCATTTTCACTGTCTATAGATTTTGCCATACAAGACGTACTATCAAAACAACTTGGAGTTCAACTCAATCCAACTGTACTAGATGAACCCTTTAATGGTCTAGATTCAACCGGTAGAGAGGTTGTGATAAATCTACTGGAGCAGATAGCTCAAGATCGTCAGATTTGGATCATAGACCACGCCTCAGAGGTTAAGGCCATGTTCTCTGATATCGTGCGCATAGAGAAGCGTAGGGGCATTTCTAACGTCATCTTATGATACAATGGATGGGTAAGGGAGAACAACATGAAGAAAGCCTCAGAAGAGATGAGAGAGTACTTAGAGAAGGTGGCTTACCAAATGAGCTCAAAAACGTCTCCTGGTACTACCAAACCAACCATAAAAATACCCACTGCAGGAGCCCCTAAAGTCGGAGATGTCCCCAAGATACCAGGTATATCTCAAGCTGGCAAGAAAGACCCTATCAAACAGATCGAACAGATTCAAAATAAAGATGTCAAGGACCAGAGAATGAAAGAGGCCCAATCTGCACTCAAAGTCAATAAAGCTGAACACGAAGATGAAGTTAAAGATAAAGAGCTTATTCAGCAAGAGATCAAGGAACACGAGCAAAAGAAGCACTCCATAAAAGGCCATAGAAAAGAGCATGAGAAGATGGGACTTCACAAGAATGGACAGTGGACTCTAGGATTAGAGAAGAAACAAGGCGTACCCAAAGATGCAGACTCAGAGACTCATGAAAGATGTGTGGTGCACATGAAAGATAAGGGGCACGATAAGTCAAGTGCTTTTGCTATATGTAACGAGGCGAAAGCTGGTGTAAAGAAGAACGTAAACATGTCCTATGAGGGTGAACCAAATTCAATGGTAAAAGACGGAGATGAGGTTAATATGTCCAAAAAGAAAGAGATGAAAAAGTCTGCCTCTGAAAAGATGAGTGGCTATGTTGAAGAATTTCTAGTAAAATCTACTGCTGGAAAACAGTATTCTGGCATTGGTGGACAAGAGACTCCTTTTTCACACGGAAGTACTATTAAGATTAAGAGAGCAGTTTCAGACCCTGAATCTGGCAAAACCCACGGATATGAAGTACATGAAACTAAATCTGACGGTTCAGTTAAGGTTCACGATAACGTTCCACATTCACACTTAGATCAAGCTATGTCCTACGGTGGGCAAAGAGCAAGACTCAGAATGGGTAGTGAAAAAGCTACTAAAAAGCACAATCTACATCATGAAGCTAAAGTTGAGGTTCATAGAGAGTCAGGTAAAACTAAGCATCATCTAGTTCTTAAGCCACACGATGACCCTCACACTGTCAATGTCAAAGAGTAAAGTATAATACCTAAATGAAGGTATTAGCATTAGATCCAGCAAATTCCACAGGGTATGCATTAGTAGATATTGATAGCAATAATCATGCTGATATATATGGTTACGGTTTTATAGACATAAACAGTGATTTAGAATATTCAGGTGATAAGTGCAATGAGTTGTACGATGCAATTGAACAGATAATTGACAAGCACAAGGTAGAGGCAGTTTGTATTGAGGACTACTTCTATAACAAAAAATTTGCTTCAGGAACTAATATGAATGGAGCCTATAGAACTGCTTTACATATGCTTTGCAGAGATAAGGGGCTTCATTATGAAGTTCTTTCTATTTCTATGTGGAAGAAATATGTAGCTGGTAGAGCTACTCCAACTAAAGATCAAAAGAAGAAGTGGGGAGTTGAACCAGCAAAAAAATTGTTTATGCAGCAGGCTCTATATGAGTACTATGGGTTTAAGTTCCCAAATCACTCTCTGTCTAATAAAACTGGAAAGCCGATTATGTTTCGTTATGATATAGTTGATGCTGTTGCTCAAGCAGTGTTTTATTGTTCATTTTTTTTGAAGGTAAAATCTATTGGAATGTCCGTTAAAATTCCTAATGATGTGGAATGGAAGAAGACACCCAAAAAGCTATTTATCTATGAAGGAGAGAGCGATGAGTAAAGTTAGTGAATCATTTGAGGAGAACTGGAAGGATACAGATGAGGACTCTGCAAAAGAAGAGATCTTCAACCAGCTCCAGAAGATTAAGGATTGCAAGGCGATCAAGAAGAAAGATGAGAAGTTAAAACAGGCTAAACAGATTGTAAGTGATCTAAATAGAGGTTATACAGCTGTTGAAAGTGACTGTAAATCTAAGATTGACTATCTTAGAAGTATAATTGAGAAAATTAAAGCCAACGAAGTAAATCCTACTTCTGGTTTAAGAGATGAGCAATAAAAAATACTGTACATTTTGTAAATCTTATTTTTTAAGGGTTGATAACAATCATTGGAGCCAAAATGGTGGTCAGCAATTGGCTTGTAAATTTCAAAGAGCAGATTATCGCCGCAGAAATAGAGATTATCTCAATAAAAGACAGAATGAGATTTATAAATTAACTAGAAAGAAATTACCATCTAAAGAAGAGTATTTACTTATGGCTAAGGAGCATGCAAAAAGTAAAGGTGGCTTATGTCTTTCTGATACATATATCAATTGTAAAAAATTACTTATTTGGTATTGTAATAAGCACCGTATTAAGTGGAAAGCGTGTTGGAATAATGTTGGACATTCTAATACGTGGTGTAGAGAGTGTTCAAAAGAAAGTAGAAAAAAGACAGTTTTTGAGAGATATGGAGTATTTCACATATCACAAAACAGTGATATAAGGCTAAAAGCTGCCAGGAAGGCTAATAATATAGTAGAAATTAGGCATTGGAAAACAGGTGATATTTTGCTATGCCAAGGATCATACGAACTTAAAGTGTGCGATTATTTTAATAAGAATAAAATAAATTATGATTTTCAGATAACTTTTAACATGCCAAATGATAAAACATACACCATTGATTTTTACTTGCCAGATAGTGATTTATATATAGAAGTAAAAGGACATATGTATCCGGATGCTAAGAAAAAATGGGATTGGTTTAACTCATTGTACAAAAATAGTGAGTTGTGGGGCAAAGATAAACTAGAGGCTTTAAGCTTAATTTAGGAGATTTACATGACGTTAAAGACAGATTTTTATTCAGGTGCCACAGGTCTTCACGAGCAGATGAACGATGTGTTTGACCAGGGAGTGGATTTTGTAACTGACAATTTATCAACTTTGCAGACAGCATTGACCGATAACGCTGCTAAGGGGATTACTAACTTTACAGCAACTATTGCAACCGCTTTTGAACCTGCAAATTTAAGACTTAATGGGTTGCATTGGCAACATTACCGAGCAGGGATTGTTGACGGTCTTGCTGCTGAGGATATTTACTCCCATGAAGTAACAATTGAATTAAATACCAGTGATACTACAGTTACGAGTATAGATTTTAATTTCACTCTCTAAAAATTCTTTTAAAAATACCATTGAAAAAGGTCTCTTTGTATAATACGAACGAGACCTTTTTTATTTGGAAAACACTTAAACAAAAAGATGGTATAGATGAACAAACTTTGGATTGACATAGAGAGTACAGGACTAAGTCCACAGAAAAACGATATATGGCAGCTTGCCTGCATACCCATTGTTGATGGTGTAAAACAACCAGCCTTCAACGAGAAGTGTCAACCCTTGAATTGGAATGCTGTTCAGCCAGAAGCATTAGCTATCTGTAACATCACTGTTGCAGAGCTAAAAATATTTCAAACTCAAGAAGAATTGCTGAATAAGTTTGTTGATTATCTCAAGACCTTCAAGGTTAAATTTGCTATAGCAGGATATAACGTAAGTTTTGATAAGAATTTTCTATCTGCTATGTTTTCAAAACATGACAGAAATCTAGACTTCTTCAGACTATTCTCCTTAGATGTACATGATACATACGTAAGAGCTAAGAAAGTAAAAAGCAAATTCAACACAGAAAATCTCAAATTAGGGACTTTAGCCAAAGCCCACAACATACCCATATCTGCACACGATGCCCTATCTGATATAACTGCCACTATGGAGTTAGATAAGATAATCTCAGGGTATCTGGGAGAAGATAGTACTGAATATAAACCAACTGCATCAGCAAATCAGATAGTGGTCAACACTCAGTTTAAAGAAATGGCACATCTCCACGTACATTCAAAATACTCTATGGGGGATTCTATTCCCGATATTGACAACTGGGTAGAGTATTGTCTTAAAACAGGTTCTCCAGGTTTTGCAGCACTAGATCATGGTACAGCTATTTCAACCTACTTTGTAGACAAAATTCCAAGTATGGTTCAAGAGTACAATAAGACCAACAAAACAGAGTTTAATGACAGTGCTGTACACATGGTTCCAGGAACAAACCTTTACTTAGAGGCTGAGAATAGGGAGATCTGTGATATATCTTGTTGGGCCATTAGCACAGAGGGATATTACAATCTTATGGCATTGTCATCTATTGGCTTTGAATCTCCAAGAGAGATAAATGGCAAGAACATTCCAATAGTCACCTTTGATCAGATTGAGAAGTATAAAGCAGGATTGCGCTTTGGATCCGCTGGAGTAAATGGCTACATTGGAAAAGCCGTACAGTCAGGTGATGAAAAAGAAGCAAAATCTAGATTTCTTCGCCTTAAGAATCTTGGCTTCTACTTTGAATTCAATCCTATAGACATAACACGCAGATTTGAAGATAATATAGGTTTTACTACCATAAAACCAAACTCTATGGTAAAAGAGGGAAATCTTCAAAAATCTTATAATAAATACCTAGCTGAACTAATCAATCTTCATGGTGGTAGATGTATCCCTGTTACAGAGGCACATTTCATTGATATAGAAGATAAGACAGTCCAAGATTGCTTGTGTAAGAACTCCAACAAGAATTCTGCATATTTTCACGAGTCATACCATCAGAAAGATACTAAGCAGATATTTAAGGAGCTAAAGATTCATCTTGGAGATTGGCTTACTGAGGACAGGTTTGCTGAGTGGATTGATAATACCCATGAAATCGTCAGATTGGCTCAGGATATAAAAATTGAATGCGAGTATCATCTACCCAAGATACAAATTCCGAATTCCATTCAACAACTTACTGACAACTATGATAAACAAACTTATCTTTATATGATGCAAAAAGTTAAAGAACACGGTCGTTGGAATGACGATCCAGAGTACATTAAGCGCTTTGAGAGTGAAGTCGATGTTATTATGAACAACGAGACTCTTAACTTCATCCCGTACTTCCTGATATACGAAGACTTAGGCTCTTATGCTAGATCAATGGGGTTTCTACAGAACATAGCTCGTGGGTCAGCCGGTGGGTGCTTACTATCATATTACCTGAAGATTATCCATGTTGACCCTATAGAGAAGAATCTGCCGTTTGAAAGGTTCCTATCGCCTGCTCGTATTCGCGCAGGGTCATTTCCAGACATAGATATGGACCTTGGTGATACAGCAAGACCATATATAATGAAGTACTTATCTGAAAAGTATGATTCTGGTTTTGCACAGATTTCCACATTCTCAAAGATGAAGACAAAAAATGCAATCAAGGACGCTATGTGGGCTCTCTATGGCAGAAATAGAAATGACTTTGAAATTAAAGGAGTTTGCGACACCATATCAGACTCTCCCCAAGGTGTAGATGAAAGAGACTTTCTATATGGATACACAGATAAAGAAGGCGACTATCATAGAGGAGAGTTGGAGATTAACGCACATCTAGCAAATTTCTTCAACTCATACAAAGATGTTGAGAGAATGGTGGATAAACTCATTGGAGTTGTTAGAGGGTGGTCTAGACACGCCTCTGCATTCGTTATATCTACCGTTGATCTAGCATCAGAAAGAACCCCTACTATGATAATGCAAGACAAAGATATCGGTTCTATCAGAGTTACTCAGTATGATGCTTCTATGGTAGAGGGTCGAAATCTAGTTAAGGCAGATATATTAGGTATCAAAACTTTAACTATGGTGTCCGATTGTGTCAAGCTGATAAAAGAGCGAACAGGTGTTGATTATCTAGATGTTCTAGACAACGGCCTAAACAAAATCTACTCTCTACCAGAAGATGAGAACGTATATGCTGATTTTTACAACAAGAAAACAGATTCTTCCTTTCAGTTTAACTCTAATACTGTAAAGTCATCTGTTCAAAGATTTATTCCCACTGAAAGATGTCATCTTTCAGCAATGACTGCTCTTTTAAGACCAGGTGCAATGGACGCAGAGTTCGAGCCAGGAGTTTCGGCTGCTGATTATTACATGGACGTAAGGTCTGGTAAACGTAAAATTGAGTTTATTCACTCAGATCTAGAAGATTTACTTAAGGATTCTAACGGTATTTTTGTATATCAAGAGGAAGTTATGAAGTTTCTAGTTGATTTTGCTGGATACACACCTGAAGAATCAGACACTATTAGATCTGCTATTGCTAAAAAGAAGCATGGTGTGATGATGTCTGCCTTTGACAAGATACGCAGCGGCGCTAAACAGAGAAACTGGTCAGAAGAAGTAGCAGAAAAACTGTGTCACACTATCATGGCATTCTCTAGATACTCATTTAATAAATCTCATGCTTATGCTTACGCAGAGTTAGGGTATATTACCATGTATCTTAAGCATCATCATCCGCTCGAATGGTGGGCTTCAGTTCTTAACTCTGCAGATAAAGAAGACAAGATGCGAAACTACATATCACTTCTTGGAGACAAGGTTAGTTCTCCAGACATGAAGTTTCCATCTAGTAAATTTGAGATAAGAGGTGACAAGATCGTAGCTCCATTGTCAGTCATTAAGAGAATTGGTGTTAATACTACGGAAGAATTGATGCGTAAAGGTCCTTTTGAGGATCTTGAGGACTTTACAAATCGCATAGAGCATCGCAGGGTCAATGCTGGTCATGTTGCTGCTCTTATAAAAGCTAGGGCAGCGGATTCTCTCATGGACCTTAGTCTGCCTTATGCAGAAGCTCGCATGAATTTTGTAGAGAGATACATGAAGTTGCGTAAAAAAAGCACAATAAGTGGTGACCTATATAACACAGACCCACTGTCGATATTCCTAATGGAGAGAGACTCTAATGAGGCATTCAATAAATGCCTTTTATCGGATCCTGATATAAAACAAATGATTACTTCTAAGTGGTCAGGACTTCAATCAACTGGCAATGTCGGCATTCCATTTATGATGGGAACTACTCCAGTTTTATCTAATGTAAGAATAGGTGAAGGTCTTCTTGATAAAGGATTCGACAAGAACATTGCAATGATTCTGCTGTTTAACGGCTCCAATATGAAGCGTGGAATATCAAAGAAAACCGGCAGACCATATTCACTTCTGTCAATATTGTTATCAGACGGCTACCACGACGTAGAGTGTGTTGACTGGAATGCTAAAACAGCACTAAAATATCCCATTAACAGTGTTGTCTATGTTAGAGGTGCTTTAAAAGAAGGTTACAATACAAAATTAAGTATAAGTATTAAAGAAATTGAATTGATCAAATAGAGGAGAAGATATGACGCAATTTGTTATCGTTGACGAAGTACCAGAAAACATTAAACAAGACGAATATGTTATCGAGATGCCTAATTTTATGGCTGAGATAGAGCAAGAGTCTGATAAGGCTCCAAGAAACAAGCTTACAGCAGTTTCTCATCTAAGATCTCTAGCTGGAGTCATTGGTCACAACTATGATGAGAACTTTAGCCCTTGGTCTCATATCAAGGCCAATAAGTTCGTGGGTCGCAAATTTGAGACAAATGAGGATCTTTCTAAGATTGTGCTAGAGATGTTTGAGAGTCAATATCCCAATATTTTTCCAGCATATATCAGTGTTAAGATAAAGAAAAGACCAAAAGGTACTAGTTTGATTTACTTTGTTGGACCTGAGAAATTCTCTCAACTATTCTTTAACGAGGGTGTTGATCTAAGAACAGCAGAATAAGTTTATCTGTTAAATATGGTATAATATACACATGCCGATAAGGTATCAACAATAACTATGCCCATTGGGTAGCAAAACAAAGGAATTAAGATGGCAGAAATCAAGCTGAACATGGACGCATTCAAGCCTAGAAAAGAATGGAAACGTCACAAAGTCAAAGAAGGCCACAACACTTACAGAATCTTGCCTCCATTCGGAGAACAATCAAACGGTATTCCATTTAAGAGATGGTCGATCAGTTGGGGTTTAATTGATCCAACAAGTGGCAGAAAAAGACCAGTTGCCTCCTCTATTACTCACGAGGACAAATGTCCTATCTTTGAGTATGTTAATATTCTCAAGGAGAAGGCTGAGACTAAGAAAGCAAATTTTAAGGCTCAGGGTTTGTCTGAAGAGCAAATTAAAGAGAATATGGCGGGACTCAATAAGCTTATCAATGATCTTAGGCCTAAAACAGTATATCTTTACAACGCTATAAATGAAGCCGGCACAGTTGGTCTTTTAGAACTTAAGCCCACAGCTCATAAAAAGCTTAAAAGTCTTATTTATGAAGTTATTCAAACTGAAGGATATAATCCGGTGGGTTTTGATGGTGGTCTATGGTTCGACATCATTAGAACAGGTGAGATGTTTGATACTGAGTACGACGTTAAGAAAAAGCAGAACAAGATTCAGACTGAACACGGTCCAGCTTACGTAGATGATAGAACTGCTCTCCCTGATGGGATAGCAACACAATACGATGATCTTGGCTACGATTTGACCTCAGTGTATCAAGAGAAGTCTTATGATGAGCTTAAACAGATGCTTATGGCCAATGTGGCAGAATTTGCAGAAGTAGTTCCTGAGGCTGATATTGAAGGTTTTAATGACTATGTCAATCTTGGCTTTGATGACTCCGCTTCTAAAGAAGCTCAAGAAGCTGCTGGTAGTTTTGGCCTCAATCTCGAAGAGAATGAAACCAAAACCTCAACCCCAACAGAAGATATGTCAAGTGATGAACTTCTTGCTTTTGCAGACAGTGTTTTAGACAACGTCTAAGGAGAAATGGTGAAAGATCTTGTAGCTATTGAAAACAAGCTCAAAGCCATTGATGTAACTAAATTAGTTGAATATACTAAAAAAATCAATGATATCGGGAGCTTAAACAAAATGTTGGCTCCCGATTACATGAGAGATTTCATCAATGCTATTGATTCTACAAACATCATGCTTTCTAACGCAATTAAATGTGATCTAGATGCCGAGAGTACTCTAGATACAGCAGAAGCAATCGCGTTCCTAGATAATGCAGGTGACTATCTTAAGGAGCGAGGAATTAAAGATTCTGCTGAAGCTCGAAAGAAGTATATAGATGTTGATCCAGACGTCATAAAAGCCAAAAATATAAAAGCCAAAACTACAGCTCTCGTTGCATTTCTAAAGAACAAACTATCTACTTTTAGAATGGCACACGATGATGTCAAGAAGATTACCTATACAGATCATGGAATGACTCAATTTGAAGGATATTAATCCTTATGAGAAAGAATAGCCTCAATGATTTGATAGAAATGGCCAAAGCAAGTTCTGTAGAAGTGCTGTCTAAAAAGTATCTAGGGGCTAGTTTTAGGTACGAGTTTAAATGTCTAAAATGTAGTAAGATCTTTCAGAGATTGTACTATAATTTCTACAGTAACAAAAACTGTCCGTTTTGTAAGAAAGAAGATCACAGGCAGTACAATAAGAAGAATGTCGAATATTGGCGCTCTTTTGCACTAAGCAATAACATGCTGTTTACAGATGAAAAGTATGTAAGCGCACGCTATTCTCATAGCTGGAAGTGTTTAAAATGTGAACATGCCTTTAATAATGCTCCCTGTAATATAAAAAGAGGTAGTAGATGCCCCAGATGCGTGTCAAAAGAAGGTTATCATGAGAAACTAGTTAGAGATATATTTGAAGACACTTTGGGTAAAAAGTTCGTAAAAGTGAGACCAGACTTTCTCAAAAATCCAAAGACTAATAGAAATTTAGAGCTAGACGGTTATTGTGAGGAGCTTAAGTTAGCTTTTGAATATGATGGGGAATTTCACTACAAAGACTTAAAAAGCAATGACATTGTTAAAACTAAAGAAAGAGATGCTCTTAAAGATAAGTTGTGTAAAGAGAATGGGGTAAAATTAATAAGAGTACCGTACACTGAGAAACACAGATTAGAAGATTACATATCTAGTCAAATTGAAACAGAACTACATGAAATACACTAAGAAGTGCACTATGTGTGCCATTGATTTCCATTCTAATCGCAGCCATGCAAGAACCTGCTCTAGCAAGTGCAGAGGCAAACTATATTCAGACAATCACAGAAACAAAGAGACACATAAGACATGTAAACAGTGCAACAAGGTTTTTGTTAGTAGTGGTACAGGATCAAGTAGAACCTACTGCTCCGATGAGTGTAGAAATAGAGCTAGATATATCAGGGAATTTAACAGCGATGAGCGCATAAAGAAGAATCTTAGATCTAGATTGTATGATTGTGTCACTAGCATAAATAAGACAGACACTGCCACAACAGCACACAAAACGTGCCCTAGATGTGGTGATGATTTTAAGACCAAACAGTACAATAAAAAATATTGCTCTACTGTGTGTCAGCAGAAATCATGGAGCGACAACAATCACGATCACATATTGAGAAAGCAGAAGGAATATAGAAAGCTAAAACCGGATAAGGCTGTAAGCAAAAATCATAGAGATAACGTTAAGAGATGGAAAGAGAACAATAAGGATACGGTGAGAGAGTATTCTAATAAGTGGAATAAGGAACGAAAGCAGAGCAATCCTGACTATAATGTTGCTTGCAATCTACGATCTAGGCTGTCTAAAGCCATTAAAAACAACTTCAAAACTGGTTCAGCAGTTAGAGACCTAGGTTGCTCTATAGAAGAGCTAAAAAGACATCTAGAGTCTCAGTTTGCGGAAGGCATGTCTTGGGACAACTACGGCAAATGGCATATAGACCACATAAAGCCCTTAAGCAGCTTCAACCTAACTAAAGCAGAAGAACTTAAAAAGGCTTGTCACTTCAGTAACTTACAACCACTGTGGGCTAAAGACAACCTTAAGAAAGGTAATAAAATACAAGAAGTAGTGCATGGTAAGAAGACTTCAATAGAAACTGTAAAAAGATGGGCAGAATCACTAGAAGGTGAACTTATATCTGACGAATATGTAAATATGCTTAAAAAATTAAAGTGGAAATGTAAGCATAATCATGTATTTGAAACCACTTTCAATCATGTCAAGAATAGAGGACAGTGGTGCCCTACTTGTGGTGAAGAAAAAGCTAGAAAAACGTTTATAAAAAATAATAAGAATGGTGAGCACAGTAAAAAAATAAGTGCTGGTCATCAGGGGATCAGCGTTGATGAGTGGAAAGGGTTTGTTGCCAAAGAAAATAAAAAGAAGTGGAAAAAAGAAAGAGGCAATTATAGATACCACAATGAAATAGAGTATAAATTAAAACTAACTATAAGATATAGGGCAAAAAGGGCAGTTGAGACAATTAAAGGGGCATCTAATATTTCAAGAGAAGAACTATTAGCTTCCATAGGTTGCTCTATAGAAGAGCTTAAGTCTTATTTAGAAAGTAAGTTCCAAGAAGGTATGACTTGGGATAATTGGTCAAGAGATGGTTGGCATATAGATCACATCAGGCCATTGGCTTCTTTTGATCTAATTGATCCCGATGAGCAAAAATTAGCAAATCACTACACTAATTTACAGCCTCTGTGGGCCATAGATAACCTATTAAAAGGAGCAAATTATGATGAAAAGCAAGACGAATAAGGAGAAGAAATGTCAATAGATAAGTGGATGTCAAAGTTAGAGGGAGATTTTGCAAAAGTCGCAGCATCTTTGGATGCCCCTTCAAAAAATGTAATCAAGCTAAGTTCTCCTAGCTTTAATTGGGCTGTTGGTAACGGCGGCATTGCGGAAGGCAAAGCAGTATGTTTTTTCGGACCGGAATCAGGAGGTAAGTCGTTACTAGCTCAGCTTTGCCTAATTGAACTTCAAAGAAAATACCCGGAATCCATCCAAATCCTCATCGATGCAGAATTTGCTTTCAATAAAGAGTGGTTTGAAAAGTTAGGCGGAGATTTGTCTAGGCTTTTAGTCAAGCAAACAAACGATCCTTTAGAAATCTTTGATTGGATTGAAAATGATGTATTAGAAATGCTACAAGACGGTGCTCCAATTAATGGCCTAATGATCGATTCGGTCAAATCAATTCGTTACCCTGGAGATCATAAGGCTAAATCGACAGACATTACCATGGGTGGTTCTGGTTCTAAATATTTAGGTCCAGCATTTAAAGGCTTGCTTCCTATTGTCAGACGATACAATATTACCACTTTAATGGTACAGCAAGTATATGAAGAGATGGATCAATACAAGAAAATGAGGAACCCATGGATAGTTCCAGATGGTAGAGCCCTTAAACATTTTTGCGACTATATGCTGCAGGTAGAGAAGCTTGAAACTAAAGCGGGTATCGTTGAAGATGGTAAGACAATAACTGGCTCTGCGAATCAAGTTGGTCACAAAGTAAGAGTTAAGGGTAAGAAGAATAGAGTTGGCGCTCCATACAGAGTGGCTGAATTTACACTCAAATATGATGAAGGGGTTGTTGATACTGGTGCTGAACTAGTTGAGTTAGCTAAATCTCTAGGGATTATATATCATCCAGTGGGAGAAAACGGCAAAGTTAATAGTCAGATGTGGCAGTTTAGAGAGTACGAAAAGATTCGAGGAGTAGACAATATAAAAGAGTGGATTATTGCCAACCCAGATATTCAAGCAGAAGTTTATAAAGACTGCATCAATGCTGATGATAGAGCTTCTATTACCAGAAATCAAGTAATGGAAACACTGGAGATCAACCTAGATGAACTATAGCTCCAATATAAACTATATAGATAATCTATGTCGTGAGTATTCAGAGTCAACGGGTGGCTGTCCAGAGGTTGTTTATCTGTCTCAAGACCTATTTGAAGAGATCTTGCTAGAAAATAGTTTTAATAAAGAGCTTGAAACTATGCACTACGAAGACGTTATTGATAAGGTGGCTTCTGGTAAGCTGTCACTCACTGTCATAGTAACAACTGGACACGTATCTATAAAAAGGGCTGATAGTCTCATGGGGTGTGAGTATATTTGGGTGGGTACAGAGCACGAATATCGCAACACTATTGTAGCTGAAATTATGGAGGATATTTTTCTTGATTGAGTTAAAGCAATGTAGCAAATGCTTTGAGCATAAAAATATGTATAACTTTTACAAAGATGCGAATAGTAAAGGTGGATATAGGAGCTCTTGTAAGGGTTGTGATATTAAAAAAGCATCTAAGTGGAATATTGATAACGCAAATAGACATTGTGAACATCAGAAAAACTACAGACAAAACAATAGGCAAAAAACTAGAGATCAACGCTCAAAATATGCTAAGTCAGAAAAAGGTATTAATGCCACACGCAATTGGAGAGCATGCAACCCTGAATATGCTAGAGACAAAAGTAGAGAATTCAGAAAGAACAACCCTAGATATAATAGTTTTTATGCTAGAATGCGTAAAGAATATTTGAAGCAAGCTACTATAGAAGGTTTTACTGATAATATCAAACAAATATACTTAAAGTGTCCCGATGATAAAGAAGTTCATCATATTGTGCCATTAAGAGCCAATAGAGATAAAGTTTGTGGACTACACGTTCCTTGGAATTTAGAGATTTTAACAAAAGAAGAGCATATAGAGAAACATAGGGCATTGAGGACAGAAAATGATAGATCTAAAAAATAAACAAGTATTGTTTGTGGGTGATCCACATCTTAAAATTAACATGTTAGATCAAGTTAGATTGTTGCTTAAGTGGATTGGTGAAGTTGCTGAAAAGCGTAAACCCGACTGCGTCGTAGTCCTAGGTGATGCATTCGACACACACTCTATAATCAGGTCTGAGATACTGGGAGAGTTTAGAGATTTTGTGAATCATATTACCGATACTCTAGGAATTCCCATGGTGTACATTCTAGGGAACCATGATTTTTACAGGCCAGATAACAGCAAGTATCACGCCCTTCAAACTCTTGATAACATTGATAATTTTTACATTATAGATAAGATAACCCACATAGATGGATTCACCTTAGTGCCTTATCTACCAAACGACGAGGACTTTCCCATGGAGTGTGAATCTATAGTTATTGCCCATCAGACATTTGTAGGGGCTGATTATGGCTTCAAGAAGGAAGACGAAGGGGTATTGGCTGACAATGTTAAGTGTGATCTTATCATTTCTGGTCACATACATAAAAAACAAGCCTACGGCAAAGTCATCTATCCTGGTACACCCTATGCTTTTAACCTCAACGATATAGATCAGAGGAAGGGTATAATGATGTTTGACACTGCTACCTGGCATCAGGAGTTTATAGAGTCTCCATTTCCACAGTGGAAGAGTATTGCTTACACCTTAGATACAGTCAATACTACTGCAGCTTTACACAGCATACTAGTATCTGATCTCAATGACAGAGATCGTTGGGTTGTTAAATTAGAGGGTCCAAAAGCAGAAATTAATTCATATCTGGAAGACAAAAAATTCACAGAGTTGAGGAAGAGGTTCGATATAAGAGTAGATCCTACTTATACAGACAACGACAAGAAAAAGATAGAGATTAAAGCTATATCCATGAACGACATAGTAAAAGAGTATGTTGATAAAGTATATGTTGGTGGTGTAAATAAGGAAGCATTATCAGGTAAAGCACTAGAAATATTAGAAAAAGTAAAACAAAGCACCTAATAAAGGCAACTACCTGGTATAATGTTAATAGGTGGAAAACGGAGAATATTATGTCAGATCTCGGTCAGTATGTGGATCACCAAAGATGGTTGATGAATAATGGAATGGTAAATGACCACATTAAAAATCAGCTATTTACGTATGGTGCTATAGTACACAAAGATATCAAGGCAGTGGATCTCAGTCTCAACGTAAAGGGGAAGACGGTTGGCTACAAACTATATGTTCTTCCTAAGTTGATAAAAAAGATTAAAAAATTGGAGAAACTTTCCACCTCAAACAGCTTGTTCAGCCTATGGCGATTAAAACGCATGCTTGAACAGATGAAGAAGGATGAGGAACGGCTGGACTTCGCCAATATTCTGAATAAGTTTGTAAGTGATTTCTGTGGTGTTGGATGGTCAGCAACAATAGAAGTGCTTAACTATGATGAATATAGTGAAGGTAATAGTGAAAAAGAAAGAAGTAAACCAAATTCAGAGGAAGATCAATCTACTGACTAAGGATGATGATCAAAGACAGGAACTATGGATCTTTTACCTAGAAGGTAACTCTGAAGCATATTTCTCTAATTATCTAAAGAAAATCAAAGAACACAATTCAGAACCAGAGCGAATCAGAGCAGCTATTCACGACCTCATTCACAACCCTCCATCTATGGAGCTCACAGATATCATAAGTGGATTTACTGAGCTAGAGAAGTCCTTTATATGCTTTATGGTTCTTGGAATGACCATAGAAGAGATGGCCGAATATAAAGGCTTGCCAAATGTAATAGTTAATAGTATAATAATGACTATAAAGCAAAACCCTAGGTGGGAAAAGCTATGGGAAATTAAAAGAGATGGAGATTCATAATCCTACTTGCAGCATCTGTGAAGAAAGCAAAGAGATAGGGTCATTTTACAGCGATAAGCGCAAAGCAAGCGGAATTAAAGCAGCTTGTAAAGAGTGTACTAAAGAGCAAAACAAAGAATATTTGATCCAAAAAGGTAGAGTAAAAAGAAGACTTTTTGAAGAAGAGTATTATAAGCAAGAGCATGTTTTGCAAAAAAGAGCAAAATATAGAGCTAAATTAGAGAACAGATTAGCTAACGTAAGGTATCAAAAACAGTATAGAACAGACAACAAAGATAAGGTTAGATATCATAGGGCAAAATATAGAGCTAAAAAATTGGATGCTACTATAGGTAACTTTGACAAAGAAATCAAAGAGGTCTATAAGAATAGTCCAGAGGGTTTTCATGTAGATCATATAGTACCTCTACAGAGTAAAACGGTTTGCGGACTGCATGTCCCTTGGAATTTGCAGTATTTACCAGCTAAAGAAAATCTAAGGAAAGGAAACAAATTTTATGGCATTAAAACGAGCACTTAGTGAAAAAGAGCGTTACGGTCTTACTCACCAGCAGATAGATATGGCTGAAAAATACCTACGTAAAAACAAGACAGCAGGAGCTATTCCTCAAGCTGAATCTATGAAGGTGTACGAGCTTTTTATGATTGGCTCCTCTTTTGCTGAATTAGATCAGCAGTTTGATCAGTATACAATGGCGCAGATTATACTAACGTCTGCTTTGAGAGGCTGGTGTGTAGACAGGGACAAGATGATGCACACCCTTAGAGATAGGGTTAGAGCTAAAGTTGTTAAGTCGGTTATTGATCAGGTAGATTTTCTAACAACAATGCTTCAATGCGTCAACGCACAGCACATGAACGACATGAGAAGATACATCCTAGATCCTGAGAATAACACACCTCCAGACATAACCATCAAGAATATAAAGGAATATAAAGAGGTGTCCGAGGTCTTATATAAGATTGTGCAAGGAGCAACCCCTGGTGCTAAAGGTAAGGTATCACCCATGTTTGATGCTTTATCCCCAGAGGCCCATCCTAAACCACGTCAAAATTACGATGAAGAAGACGAGTTCGATCCTACTACTTTTCTAGCAGAGAATTCAGATGTGGAAGAGTAATTTTGGTTTTATGCTCATTAGGTGTGGAAACTGGAGATTTCACCATCCAGCTCTTTGGATAGAGGGTAGGGATTATGTTATTGATCTCTTTACTTTTCGTAAGATTTATAAACTAAAGGTTCGCCAGGAGAAGTAGTGTCTAAGAATAAAGCGCTAAGTCTAGAACAAAGAATAAAGCTACTTACATCTCCCTGCAAGACTGAGCAAGAGTTAAACAACTTTATCAAGTATTTCTTTGGATTATATCTTCCAGATTGTATTGTGTCTAGATATGCGGACACGTGTCCGCTTAACATGATATGGCGCGTTTATGACGTGTGCGTAAATAGACACAACCCTAATAACATCCAGGAGATACTGTACGTAGCCGGAAGAGGTAGCGGAAAAACGCTGGGCATGGCCATACTTGAGTTACTGGTCATTTTACATGATCAGCGAGAGGTATGTCATGTTGGCGCTGTTCTTGCGCAGGCAAAGCGATGCTATGACTATCAGGTTAGATTCATGTTAAGTGAACCAATGAAATCAATTCTTGACCCAAGGAACATACCCTCAGACCAAAGGATGCTCCAGAAGATGAACATGGAGAAGTCCCACTTCTATATCAATAAAGAGCATGTAACTCTAGAGGTGTTACCATGTACCATGAAAGCCCTAAACGGTCCCCACGTTCCACTGGTGGTTATAGATGAAATCGACACCCTATCCGGTGAAGGTCTTAAGGCTATTAAAGAAGTGTCTGGTATGCTTGACTCTAAAAACGGCAAGAGAGCCCTGAAGGTTGGTATATCAACACGTAAATCTAGATATGGATTGATGAACCAGCAGATTGAGAATGCAGAGAAGGAACACAGACACGTTTTTAGATGGACAGCATTTGAATTTACTGAGAGATGCACTGATAAGAGATCTGGGACAATACCTACCACAGCATATATCATTCAAGACGACATGGAAGTCATAGACGAAGAAGAGTGGCTATTGAAAGATAAGCGGCGTCAAGACGAATATGAGAAATACACTCTTCCTGGACAGAAGTGTATGAAGTGTCCACTAGCAGCAATATGCTTAGGTGATGCTAAAAATCAACACTCTAAATCACCTATGCTAAAAACTATAGATGAACTTCAGCAGAAAGTTAGAACAGAAGGGGCTGACTGGGCATTGGCT